AAAGACGGTGTCACTCCGCCAATTTCGTAATTTACTCTTAGGTTATCTGTAAAAGGTGTGGTAAGTCTAATAACCTCACGTGACACACCTGTTTTCTGTGTGAAAGTAGCTATGGTGTTGTAGTTAGTGCCGTCTGTTGTATCTTGCACCACTACATCTAGGGTAGGGGCTGTGCCACTAGCTGCAGTTACCTGTAGCTGTAGGACTAACTGCCTTGCAGCTGCAAAACCTGTAACCGCTGTACCTGCCGCTGTAGTAGTTCTTGCAGCTGAGGCCAAAAGGGTTACCGTACTTGCAGGTATATTAGCTTGCTGTATGTCACTCATTTTTGCTCTTTTCTAGCCCTAATTTATTTACTAACTCTGCAACTTTTGCAGGGCCAATACTTATTTCGAAGTGCATCTCGTCTTTTCTAGTCCAATCTCCGCCCCAGGTTAGGCCGTATTTTTTAGCTAGGGCTCTAATCATCGGTACCTTGCTAGCCTCAAACGTGCCTACCTTGCCTAAAGGGTGTTTAGTTGCGTTCAGGTCTATAGCTGTGCCGCTTGCGTGGTTACTCAGTTTGCCTACAACACCTCGTACATCTCTGTAGGCATAGCCCCAATCGTCAAACGTGCCGCCTTCTATTGGCTCTATTAACTCGTTAAACTCTTTAGCAAAGTTAATAAGCAAGGGCGCTACCTTTTCAGCGCAGCGGATTTTAAGGCTTGTTCCCTCAACCTTAAAAGGCTTAACGCCTATCTCAGCCTGCTCTTTAGATGCTGGCCAGCCGTTGTAGCTAGTCTGCATTAACTTAGCAGTAGCTTGGCTTCATCGGCAGTTAAACCAATTTTTGCAAGAATGGCTGCTTTGTCCTCAGCAACTTTTGCTTGTTCTGCCTCAACAGCATCATTAGCAACCTTGTCTATTGCTAACTGCGCTAATTCTTCATCATTTATTTCACGGTCAATAATTTCATTAGTCGCTAAATCGTGGATTCTTACCATTGGTTTTGTCATTATTTTGCTCCATAAAGTTGGACTGTGCCTGTTGAATACGTACCGCTACTTAATAAAAAGGTAATTGAAGTAATGGCTGATGAACCTCTATATTGTCCAGTTGTTTGATATGTAAAAGCCTCTGCGCTACCGCCTTTTCGACCTTCTGCACCTGCGGTAAAAACTCTTCCAGAAGTTAGCGCATAATCGTAAATTGTAAATGCTCCGCAAATCTGAAAAGTAAGACCGGATGAGTTAGTAGTAATGCTTGGTTGCCAATAAGTTTCATTTGGTTTTAACATTGAACTAAAAGAACCATTAAGATTACCAACCGAAACGCCGTCGTAATTAGTACTGGTATCAGAATTAACTCGGACGCGCATATCTAAAGCATCGGCTGAAGTAGATATTGCAGTAAAGACTGCAATTAGGTTTGTGTATGACCCGCTTATTGAAGAAATTGTAGTACTTGCACCAGTTAAAGTAGTTGTACTTAGTAAAGTCATACCACCACCAGCGGCAGGGGTAGCCCAGCTAGGTATGCCGCCCGCAACGGTGATTACCTGCCCTGTGGTTCCAATTCCGAGACGGGCAGGTGTTGACCCACTAGAACTGTAAACCATATCGCCAGTAGTGGTCATTGGGTTAGTCATACCTGTTGTATCTAAATTAGTCCAAGCGCTGCCTGTATAATAAGTAGTTACGTTTGTGTCTTTGAGGTAGGCAAACTGCCCCTCTTGGGGTGAGGTAATAGCTGCATCTCGCGCTGCCGCTGAGGCAAACACCAAAACGCCTTGCATTAGGTAGCCGTTAGTGTCAGCTGCCGTAAGTACCTCGCCAGTAGTAAAGGTCTTAAAACCTAATCCAGCTGCCATAGTCCTATCTCCTTAGTAACTTAATACGCCGCTATCAAGCAAACCGTATATAGATGAGTTTAGTATAAAGCCGTCAATAATTGGCTCTAAAGTGGTAAGTGTTGTTTTCCAGCTGTTAGGCGTAATGCTTTGAGCTACGCCAAACACCTGTAAAGTCTTAGTAAGGGTCGAGCCCCCAGGTTGATTAGTTGTAATAGTTACCGGGTCAAAGTAGTCCAGGGCTAGAGCTGCAATAATGCCCGTGTTGTAGTTATCGGTATATAGGTCTAACTCAATAGCATCGCACCGTACGCTTGTTTCGGCTCTAGAAGCCACGTATGCCTGAGCATAATCCAGGGCTACTGCATCGGTTTGCATTAGTAAGTTTTGCTGGTTGTAACTATGCACAAAGTACTTATCTATACTGGCTTGGTTAGTAGCTACCTGAGCTGTACCGCCTGTGCGGGTAATGCTAGCAGAGTTGTAAACTAGCGTATCGTCAAGGCGCCACACCGCATTAAAGTAACTAATATCTGTGCCGTTATCGTTAAATACTGTAGGCGTAGCACCTGTACTGCCAGCTGTAACTGAGCGGTCTTGAAAAACAAAACTGCCGGCGGCGTCAACGTACAAAGCGCCATATTCGCTTATTTCTACGGTTTGCATAGCTGCAAGGCTTGTACGAGCTGTGCCTGGGTCTGCCTGCATTGTGGTTAATCCTGCGTCTACATCACGCATAGAGGCAGGCCAGTCAATAGCATCTAACAAAGCGTTAATTCGAGCCCCGCTAAGCTGACCCGCTGAGGTTCCTGCTACGGTACTAATCTGAGCATTTGTCGCGAGTCTAAAAGCATCTACAGCTGTAATAGTGGTATAAACCACATCTGTAGCATTTTTAGGCGTGGTAGTTGTGTAGCTTGTAATAAATCCTGCCATTATGGGATACGTAACAGACCCGTATGTAGCCGTAATTTGTACTTTACGCATAGGCGTTAATAAGTTGTAATACGGGCTGCTTGGATTTTGAGGGTTAAAATCGCCGTTTTGGTCAACAATACGCATAGTAAGAGTACCAGTTTGAAATTGGTCAGCCTGAGGATTACGACCGCGTTTTGTTTGAATACTATCTACTACATTAGATACGTCCACAATGACTGAGGCGCTATCTGCCAAAATATTAGTGCCAAGTATGCCTGAGCCTAAAATCATAGCCTGAGCAAAGCTAGGCCCGGTGCTAAAGTTAATAACAGCGTTAATTACTGGTACTGTCATATTGCCCCGGCGTAGCTAAGGTTATTGCCAAACCTGTTATTTTCTTGTACGGCAGTTTGTACCACCTCAATAAGCCCGCTCGTTTTATCTACAATTTCAACAGTTACAGTTGAACCTGAGCCATAGCCCGCGCCCCTGTTCATATCGGCGCTATAGCCGCCAAAATCTCCTAGTTTTCTCTGAAACTCAATAAGTGATAAATAGGCCGCGTAGTTTTCTTGCTCTTGGATTTGAGCCATAACATCTGCCAAAACAGCTACAGCATCGGTGACCTCTATAATGGCTGCTAAAGATTCTTTTCCAGTTAAAAGCTCTATTTTTGGTTGACCAGTTAAAGAGCTAGGTGTACTTGTAGAGGTTACTTTGCCAGTACCGCCAGCAAGTAAATCCATCATCGCCTTAATCTTGCCTAAAGCTTCATTTAGATTTTCTTGGTCAATAAGTGACTTAGGCTTAAAGCTATCCAAAATACTTTTAATACCGAGCAAAGTAAAACTTTGGCTTTGCAAGGTACCCAATACTTTTAAGTCTGCATTAAGTGTTGCAGTAGCGGATTCTATGCGCTTTATGTCTTGTGAGGCTATAGCATCCTCTAAAGCCAATATGCTCTGTTTAACCTTTAAGCGCTGTACATCATTAGCAATAGCCAAAATCTGCGCTCCGGTTGTTGCCTTGCCAAGTGCCTCAGCCTGTCCAATTAAAGCCGCATTAAGTTGGATTTTTTCTATATCAAAAACATCTGTACCTTTGCCTAAGGCAAGGTTAGCTTTATCTATTGCTAGCTTTAATTGTTTAGCCTTTAATTGTTTTAATTCTTCAGCTGTTAAAACCTTAGTATAATTGACTAACTTTTTAGTTGTAGCTAAGTAAGTGCCGGTCTGAATAGGATTTTTACCCATAAAGTTAGACTTTTTAGCTGCCTTGTCATAACTGTCAGCCAACAAATCAACAGCTTTAACAGTTCCGGCAATAAGACCTACAAGTACCGCAGCATAGGCAACTGCACCTAGAGGATTTAGCACAGCCATTGTAGCAATAGCAGTTCCAATAGAAGTAGCACGAAGTACTTTCATTGTCGCATTTATTGCTTTCAAAGCTCCAATAAACACATAAATACCAGCCGTAATTTTTGAGCCAATAAATAGACCAGTTAATAAGGCCGCTACATTCTTTAGTGTCGTTTCATTTTCTTTAATAAATCCGGCTAGTTTTCTAAATACTTCGCCGGCTTGTGTGCCAAAAGTTATAATCTTTGTTTGTAACTCGTCAATATTTTTAGAGCCTGTCAGAATTGTAAGACTATCTACTAATCCTTTACCTATAGCCTCTTGTGCATCCTCTATTGCTGTCTTAATACGTAAAACACGATTAGCGTAAGTCTCTGCAGCTGTTTTCGCCTGGCCGCTAAAAGTCTTACTAAGGTAAGCTACAATTTCTTGTAGGTCACCTGTTTCCAGCATTGTTTTATTTATGCCAACATTTAACTTACCAAGTCCACCAACATTGCCTTTATATGCCTTTGTTAATGCAGATACGACACTATCTAAACTATTAGTTGAACCTGCAGATACGTCCATTGCAAGATTAAGTAAAGTAGTTGCATCGGCTGTATCTTTAGTAGTAACTGCTAAAGTCTGAAATGCTGGCACTAAATCGGCTTTAAGGGCTCCTGTAGCTAAAGCTAACTTATCTAGGTATGAAGCAACAGAGGCGTCTTGCATTTGTAAACCAAGATTTTTTAAGGTCTTAGAAAGCCCGGCCATTTCTTTTTCATTAGCCGCAAAAGCGTTAATAGACCTACGCGCAAACTCCTCAAATCCAACACCAATTAAAGCCCGTTTAACATTAGTAGCTAATTTATTAGCAGAGTTTCCAGCCTTGTCAAAAGCCTTTTGTCCTAAAAATTGCGAAACTATATTTATGGATACATCGCTCATTTTTTGTTTCCTCTAAAAACAAACCCCTTTTTCTGAAAATTAAAGCCGGCTTTTTCAATAGCCTTTAGTACAGCTGCATTAGCTTTGCCCTCATCTTCGGCCCAGGCACGGTAAATAGCGCGGCCAGTACTTTTGCGCCCTGGGTTACCAACTAGACCTTTAGGCCGGGCATTAACTAACTGGCCAGTAGAGTTAAGGCTATTTATAAATTGCTTACCGGCATTAGGATTAAGAGAATTGTTGTAACCCTTACGGTATGAATTGTCTTTTTCCTCATAATAGTTAATCTGAAAATCGCCAGGGCCATCGCCACCTGTACGGTAAACAACGCTCTTACGCTTGTAGTTTGGTTGCCCATCTTTGTTTTTACGTCCGGCTGTCTCATAAATAGCACCGCCAGCTGAAGCGTTTACAATACGTACAAGGTACGACCATCCGGCTTTGTTCGCCCTACTCGGCGTAGTCTTATAACCAATTCCGCGTTTAGCTTCTCCTGAGTTAAACTTAGGAAAGGCTCTGTAATTAGCAGCATCCGAAGAAAGAGGTTTAGACCAGCCTGAAAGCAATGAAGCATCGGCCGGTATAAACCCTCTAGCCTTACTTACAACAGTAGCTAAAGCATTACCTACCTCAGTTTGATATTGCTTTAATAAATCCGGAGCAAACTCTTTAGAGGCTTTGAGTAGCTCAACGACGCCCTTTACTTCGGTTGGCATTTTGCATCTCCTTAGCTCTGTCGTTAAGTACCTTCAACATATTCTTAAACATATCTGCATCAAGGTCTAGCAAAAACTGGGGCGGGATTCCTGTTTCAACGGCTAGTTGTGCGACCAAATAACCAAAAGAACCCCGACCCACTATTGCGAAGGGTCATCATCTAACACTTCAACCTTAGATAAAGTTTCTAAAAATAAAGCTCCAAAAACAGGTACTTCTATTCCATCTGACCTAAGACATTCCCAAGCCAGCCAGTAAACGTCACTCTGTTTTTCATCATCTCTAAAAGCTTTGTGAAAGCCTTTTTTTGCATACAATTCAAAGGCCCACTCGATTTTTGGCGTTATCTGATGTTCAGACACCGTACCGTCAGCCCTTGTTATTTTGAGTTTTGCCATTGTGTTAGCCCCTTTTCTTTTTTGTTATGGTGCGGTTGTGATTACGATTGGTGAATTACAAGTAAAAGTAATACTTTGCATACTTTCATCAGCAACAGCCCCGTTAATGTCTGTGGTGTTGTTCACCAAAACTGTAGTGCTGTATAGCGGGTTAGTTGTAGATACGACAGCGTTAGTTTGCTTTAGCGTTAGTGGCACAGTTGTACCCCAGGCGGCTTGCAAAGTTGCGCGTACTGAACCGGCACCTGAGGCTAAATCATCGTTTAGAAAATCTAGCGTGATTGTGCTGGCCTCTAAGCCTTTTACAAACTTGTGAGCTGAATCGCCCATAGCTGTTACCTCTAGCTCGTCAAAACTACGGTTAAGAGTTGCGCTTGTTACGTGGTCTGATAGCACTACTGAGTTAAGAGTAGCCACTACGCCGTTTGATAAGAAAATTGCCATTAGGGCTATTCCTCTACTTTCTGTGTTGTTGTTTCTTTTGGTTGGGTTTCTTTAATCT